TTTGCCAAGATTGTCGGTCGTGAGTACACTGAAAGGAACTTGGTCGACCTTGCCACCTGGCAGGCTTGCCCGCTGGATCGAAGGCAGTTTGAGCGCCCGTTGATACCGCGCAAGGCGACCAAGTTCCTTCTCGTCGGCGTACACCACCTTACCGGCCTTGATCTGCGCCGCGACCCACGCAGCCGAGTTGTCTTTCCCGTAGCTCGTCGCCACCAGCGCGACGCTTGCCATCTCGGACCCGGCCTTGCCCGAGTTGATGGCGACCAGCACAGGCAACCCAGCCCCAGGCCCCACGTTCACAGGCGTCACGAGCACCATGGCGTGCCGCCCGTCTTCCTTCTTGCCCCCGTCCACGATGAGTCGCGGCGACTGCATGGCGGCAAGCGCGCTGGCCATGACCTGCGGCGTCATCTCAGGATGGTCGCGCATGGCGTGCTTCGCTGCGATGCGGGAGATGCCCGTGAACTTGCTGAAGCCCTTGATTCCACGCACCTCGGCGGCCATGCGCAGCGCCTCGATGGGCTTGTCGTAAACGACGCCAACCTCACCGGGGTCCTTGCCCTGGGCGGCCAACCAGTGCAGCACGTCGGGGTCGGGCTCCGACGAGTAGCCGGACTCGATGCTGTATCGGATGCCGGGGTTATCTGGGTCGACCGGCACTGCGGGCCGCTTCGCTGTAGCGGGCAGGCTGACAGTCTTGCCGCGATACATCCTGTGCGACCAATCCTTGATCAGCCCCTCGCTCTGCATCTTGTCCCAGAACCCGGCAGCCGGAGGATCTACCTCATTGACGCGGATCGGCATGCGGTAGGTGTCGCGAAGCCACTTCAGCACCTGGCGCCCGCGAATAGCCTCTGAGTCCTCTGTGCTCAGCGTGGTGACTCGTAGGCCGCCTTGCGCATCGGCGAAGAACTTGACGTAGGCCATCCCTCCGTCGAACTCCGCGTACATCGAGCCTGGGTACTCACTGTCCTCGCTGTTGTCCGTGACGAAATCAGGGGAGATGCCAAGGCCCTCTGGTCGGCGAGCCTCCAGCAGGTCCGGGTGCTGCTCCTTCAGAGCCGCCATCACAGCGGCCTCCTCCACCTCAACCTCGTCCAACAGCGCCTGAGCTGCGCTGATCTGCGCCTCTCGCTGGGTGGCGCCCATTCGCATGGCTCGCTCCACCTGAGTGGCGAAGACCTCCTGGTCGGTTTCAGGCAGGGAGAGGATCAGCTTTAGGCACGGCTTCATCCCGCCACCCTACCCAGGCGGGAGGCGCGTTGCACGCCAGGTATCAGGCCAGGGCGCCCGTGGTCACTGCGCTGACGATGGCCATGATGACGGCATCGTCGTCGTCCAGCAGCCTCCGACGCGACACTCTGGCGGCACGCTTGGCCGCTCGACGGGATGAGCCGCCTCCGCCATCGGCAGGCTTGGGTGGCCACAGGCCCGCCTCGATCTCGGCGATCAAGCCCTGAACCGCCAGGGCGATCGGGCTGAGTGGGACCTCTAGGCCCTGGAGGGCTACAAGGCGCGGATCAATCACGAGTCACGGTCACGGTTTCGCCAGCCGTGACGATCGTCTGGGAAACCGCCCCAGCCTCGCGTGACGTTGGCGTCACGGTCAGCGGGCTCCCCAGCTTGAGGCCATGGATCAAGTGAAGCTCAGTCACTTGCGCGTGCAGATCCGCGAGCGCATCACCCGCTGGCTGCGTCATGCCGGAAATCGTGTGCGCCCAAAACTCGGTTGGCGTTGCCATCACTGCCTCGTCACGGTCACGGTGCCAGCCGCCTCGGCCAACGCCTGGATGATCGGCCCAGCAGAGCGCAGGGTCTGGGTCACGGTCAGGTCATCGCCAAGGCGCAAGCCGTGGATGCGGTGCAGATCCATCAGCATGGCGTGGGTCTGGGCCAGGGTTTCCCCAGCAGTCAGTCCGTTGGACAGGACATGCGCCCAAAGCTCCTCTGGCGTGGCGCCCGCGCCAACGGGGGCCAAGGCGAATGCCGTGCTGACTTCGTTGGACCGGCCGACAGGGCGAACCCCAACGGAGCCAAGAGAAACCGCAATGCTCGACTCGATGGCCAGTCCGGCCACCCGGATGGTGACGGGCTGCAGAGCAAGCGCCTGGCCGGACTCTTGCGCCAATCCAACGGGCAGGGAGTTTCTGCTGCCCAGCGACAGGGCGGCATCCGACTCAACGGACAAGCCCGTGGCGCGAATGGAAACGCGCGCCAACGCCAACGATGAGTCAGTCTCCGCAGCCAGGCCGACCGGCCTGATGGATCGACCTTGCAAGGCCTGGGCCGAATCGGCTTCGATCGCCAGGCCCACCTGGGTGTTGGCGCCAAACGAAAGCGCCAAGGCGGTGTCGACCTCAGATGCCAGGCCAACGGACTTCCTCTGCACCCCTCCAAGAGCAAGGGCCGCATCCGCTTCAGTGGCCAGGCCAACGGCATTGGCGGCACCGGTCCCGAGGGCAAGCGCGGTGTCGACCTCCGTCGAAAGGCCAGCAGCGCGACGAGCAACCCCAGCCAAGGCCAGTGCGACATCAGTCTCGGACGAAAGACCAGCCTGCTTGATCTGTCGGCCAGCAAGGGCCAGGGAAGAATCAGCCTCCGATGCAAGGCCAACCGACCCGCCCCCACCTCCTACCGGGATGGCGGGCTGAAAGCCACCATTTGGCAGGAGCCGCCCGTCGCTGGTGTTGGCGACGTAGCCGCCCCCTGGCGTCAGGCGCGCAGTCATTACGTCACCACAACAGCAGGGTCAACGTACATCGTCGTGCTCGCACGAGCCAGTCGCACCACGGCGATGAAATCGCCCGCCACCTGGGGCGTGAACGTGACCGAGAGCTTTTGGCGAACCGGCGTGGTGATGCCGGTCGTCGTCCATGGGTCGGTGCTGGTGGGCTGGTTTGTGGCCGTAGTCAGCAACAACGACGCATCGCTCGTCCAAGTGCCCAGCACTTGGCTGGCCGTGTTCATTGACATCACATCAAGCCATGCCTGCTGATCGGTCAGCGTCACGTTGTCCGTCAGCACTTCCACAGTCACGGTGCGGGGCGAGCCGACCGTGCTGTTGTAGAAGTAGATTTCCGGCGATGAGAGGGCCAGCAGCGGGAACTCGGCGTTTGCGGTCGTCACCATGCGCCAGCCGGTCGCTGCGCCGCCCGTGCGCTTCACGGTGCCCTCGCTGAACACGGAGCCCGAGTAGTTCCGGCTCTGGAAGCGGGTTGCGCCGCCGTTGCTGTCGGTGCTGGTCATCGACAGGTCGAGCATCTGATGCGTGGGGTCGCCAGCCGCAAGCTGCCCTGACCATGAGACTGGCATCCGGCAGTTGCGGAGCGTCACCTTGCCAATCGCCGCATTGCCAGAAGCTGAAATGTTGGCGGCAGTTGCTAGGCCGGACAGGTCGCACCCGGTAAACAGCAAGTCAATTCCACTCAGGGCGCTCGTCAACAGCGTGACGGCTGTTCCACCCGCCTCGATGCCGCCGCCCTCCATGACCATGCGGTGCTGGTTATGCGAACAGCGTTGGGAAGCGTTGGCGAACCTGAACGTGGTGTTTCTCAGGTAGCTGGCGGTTTCATTGGCGGCAGTGTTGACACCAAAGTTGATCCGGCTGTTTACGCCCGATGCGACTATCCGAAGTCGGCAGTTGTCCAGATACAAGTAGCTGCCATCGGTATCGCTCACAGTCAAGTTGGCGTCGTTGGTGCCGGTGCCAATGTTGAAATTGACACCGTAGACGTACCCGACACCTCGGGCGCTGGCGTTATTGGTGCCTGTGACTGTGATGGAGGCGCCCGTCGCCAGCGCAGTAGGCGGGGCCGCGCTGTCGTTGACACTCAGCACATAGGTCGGGCTGACATTGGTGCCGGGGAGGATGAAGGTGAGGCCCGCCGCCGAAGTCTCCGCGTGGTTGCTTGAGACAAAGATGCGATCCCCCGCCGCCGTTCCCGACAGCATCATGTCGAGATACGGGTGCGCGAACGTCCAGTTGGCAGTCGTGCCGCTACTGAATCCCGGCTTGCGGGCTCGCCATGTCACCGTGCCATCGGTGACGGTCGTCGTGTCCTGGGTGACAGATGCGGGCCACGTTGGAACGGCTGCGCCGCTGGTGCCCGCGACGGTGCATTCCCACACCCAGCGTTTTGCGATGGCGTGGTTCGTGCTGGCGTCAGAGCGCAATGGCACCATCTTGGCGCCCAGCGCGTAGGCGGTGCTGTTGGCTCGCTCGGTGGCCTGCCCCGACTTGACGTAGAAATCAGGCATTGCCCGCCTCAATGATGGCCTGTCGGCGTGCGTCGGTCAGCAAGCCCAGCGACACGAACAGCCCCAGCATCGCCAGCACGGGCGGCAGGAAGGGGCGAACGATGTTCCGCGCCGTGTCGAAGTCAGCGAAGCCGGTGCGGATGCTCGCCTTCTGCTCGGCGGTCAGGGCGGCAATCTGCTCGAAGCTGGCGCGGAAGGCGTCGATGCCAGCGCGTTCAGCGGCTGTGAACAGCTCGCGGAATTGGAGCTTGGTCAGGGGCAGGCGAGTCCCAGCTACCAATGCCTCGGTTGCGCGCTGGTCGGACAGTTGGCGAGAAAGGGTGTCGGCTCGGGCGGCCAACACAAGGTCAGCCGCTTGTTCGCCAAGCCACTCAAATTCGTAGACCTCGCCCCGGTCGTCGGTGTGGCGCTCTTTGACCCAGCGCCGTCCATCGGGCTGCGTCGGGCCTTCGGTGTGCGTGCTGGTGACGATCATGTTCAGGTCGCGCGGAAAAACACGCCGGTCGTCATCTGGATGTCGCCGCCGCTCGGGGTCTGCACGAAATCAAACATCGTCAGCGGGATGATGTTGGCATCCGTGCCGCCAGTAGTGTCCGAGTCGTAGCACACCGCTATCTTGCTGATGGCGTTGCCGGTGGCGGCCGTCCAAGTCGTCGTCGGCAGGCTCACCTCGTAGCGGTCGCTTGCGTCGTCAGGCGCGGGCAGCGCAGCCAAGTCCACATCGGTCAGGGTCTTGCGGCCCATCGTCGTTTGCTCGTTGGTCGTGCCAGCCAGCAAAGCGGCGAGCGTGTCCACGTCGATCAGCGTGGCGTCCGACTCCAAGCCAGAGGTTTCGATGGGGACCAGGATCAGCGCGCTGTTGGCTGGGTCGTTGGACTTGACCCGCGAATACAGCTCCACGACTCGACCCTTAGCAATGTTGAATACAATATTCGCCACAATGTTCTCCTTTTAACCTTTGTTTGCTACCATTTGGGCATGCCAGCAAAACGCGAAGTGCCCCAAGAAATTGCCACCCAGATTTGCCAGCGATACGCCGCAGGCGAACGGATTGCCACTCTTGGCAAGCCCTGGGGGTACGACTACAAAACCACTCGGCGGGTCTTGGTTGCAAATGGCGTGACCATCCGAAACGTCGGCGGGCGGCGCGCGCC